TTGTGCTGTCAGCTATATCAGCAGTAGTAGCGTCTGCCCCTGCGGTTACTAATCCTTTGGCATCATAAGTTATTTTAGTTTTAGTAGCACCTGTAATAGCGGTGTTCTCGTCTACTTTACCGTCTAGGGCGGTTTGAGTAGCAGATGATATTGGTTTATTAACGTCAGATGTATTATCTACATTACCAAGCCCTACGAAAGTCTTATCTACCGTGGACCATTGGGTATTATAATCAGTGCCATTTACTTTAGTTAAGGCTTGGTTAGCGGTACCGCCAGAGGCTACACCAAAACCGGTTTCACCTTTTTCAGCTACAATGCCCCATTTAGTACCGTCGGTTGGTAGTGTTCCTGATGGTGCAGTAGTAAATAGAACATAAGAAGATCCAAGATAATCAACCATATCACCAATAGCATAAGTTGTAGCCCCGTCATAAGCTCCTCTAGGGACTAAGCCACCAGATACGTTTACTATTTGGTTTATACCATCTACTAACTTTACTATCTGGAAAGCCATCTTAACTCCATACTTCTGTTATTGTGTTGCCGCTAATTGTGACTGTATAGGTCTTAAGACCATCTGTTTGTGTGATAACGTCAGTGCCGATATTAGTAGTGATGTTCACGTTATTCGCGAACCCAGCATTCATACCATCTAAAATGTCATCTAGTTTAATGTTTGTTGTGTCTTGTTTGGCTGCCGTGGAGGCTCCTGTTGGAAGAGGAAAACTAACCGCTCCTACAGATACCGACCAGGTGCCATCACCATTGTCAATATATTTTGTTCTTAGTTCTTGCTGGTCCCCGCCTGGGCCAGTGAGCTCTTGTGGCTCTCTTTTATACATATCAGACATAATATTATTATACCCCCTTTAGGTACAAAAGAAAAAGATGGCTAGGGGGTACTAAGTGGCATAATAGTGCCGTCAGTAGATATGTCTAAAATACTTGTATCTGTTGATATATCCATAATTACTGCATCATTAGATATATCCATAATTACTGCATCATCTTCTATATCTGTTACACCCATTTAAAATCCTTTCTTTAAAGAAGAGGGGGCCGAAGCCCCCCCAAATTGGTTAGGCTTAAGAGCCATCTCCAACACTACCGTAAACACCCATCCAGTCAGAATATCCAACTGAGAATCGTGCAACAGCTTTCCACTTTGCGGCTTCGGTATCGAAGTCGAAAACTGGACCCTTAACACCTTCATCCTTACGTTTGAAGAAGTTAAGTTCGTGAGCACTTTTGTCTACTACAAACCAAGCTGTGGTGCTGGTCAAGTAAGGCCAGATAACAAGATTCAACGATCCTTTAACAGGGTTGATGTCATTGTGTTCTGTGCCTAACTTACCTGTTGACTCTAAGATAACACGTGCTGTGAACTCTAGTGCTGGAGGCACTATTAAAGTATCAGGAGTAAAATGTATAATCTGATTCTTTAAGTCACGTCGTGTTTTCATAGCTGTGATTGCAGTTTGAAGTGCAGTCTGGGTTAACGCTGTAGTAACTTTGTTACTTTGTACAACTGATCCGTCACGGTTTGTGTGGTCAGTAGCGAACAAAGCTTTTGAGTCACCACCAGTGAAAGCAGCAAGGCCACCACCACCAGCTGTAAAGCCGTAGTTGAATACATCAGCTGCCGATTGTTCCATTGTGCGTACTTTTGCAAGTGCCAATGATTTAGGTAGCTTTTGTATCATATTGAACTTTTCGTCATCAATCATTTCCTGAGAAACTTGACGACCTTTTGCGAATTTGCGGTGAACGTATGTTACATCCCAGCCCGGTGTTGCATCCTCATAAGGAATAGCACCTAGCTCGTTAACCTCTCCCAATTGTCCAATACCACTTAGAGCAGTATCTTTTTCGAACGCTTTGTTAGAGCTTAACACGTGGAACACCTTGTCGTACATTGTATCTGCACTTTTTTCCGTATCGTGGAAAATTGCACGGAACGTTGGGTCAAGGGCGTTCACCCATTTTGGGCGTACTTCTGCCATAGTTTAGTTCTCCAATTAAGTTAATTAAAGTTCTAGTTGCGATTCAGCAATTTTGAACAGGCCGTAGGTGGCATCTGTACCACGGATAAGCGGTGAAAAACCAAGACATACTAGTTGCCCAGTAGTGGTGGTAGTGCTCGTGTCGACCAATTGCGAGCCAGCGTTTCCGGTTAGATCAAAGTATGTACCAACGTGAGTAACGGCGAAAGTCGTAACTGCGTTGTCATTCTTTAGTAAATAAAGTGCATCCTTGTCTACATTGACAAGAACCTTTACAGTGCCACCAGCATCTCCTGTTGCGCTTTCGGCGTATGCACGGTCAAGCTCACCGTTATTAGCTCCGACAACTGTTCCAAGCAATGCTTTCCCTGCTATCGATGCTGAAGTAACGCGTCCGCTTGTGCCGTCTAAGTATACAAATTCTCCCTCGTATACTGTAACGCCGCTGGCAACTGGATATTCTCTGGCAACTACTGTGTTGTGGCCGGATATACTCCCGACCGTTTTAGCTGTTACAGCCATATCAAATTCTCCAATTTAGTTAGTTAGCAAATTTCTCGATTTGTTCTTTCGAGACACCCATCAGCTCACCGAATTTGTAAGCGTCAGTTGAAACCGGCCGCGCAGATGGTTTAGATTTGCGAGTCGCTTTTGGCCTGGTGGGGGCCGCGGCTTCCTTTGCTTTAGAGGTCAAAGTGGGGCGTGTATCATCTACATCGATCCCAAGATGCCGGAGTGCCATAGTCATAGCTTCACCGCCAGTTAGCATTTTCTTGTCTTCTTCGAAAGCTTCTTTGGAAAATACCGTCATCCAGTGCTTAACTTTATTGTTTAGCGCTTCATCAGATATTACCTCGGGATGCTTAGCAACGATTTCTTCAAGTTCCTGCCGGCTTTTGGTTTCCCATTCAGTTTTAGCACTAACTAAGAACGGATCTTTATCAGGCACGTCTATTTCTTTCCCCTCTAGCACAGCATTTAACTGCTTAGCTAGCTCTGGATTAGCGTTGACCGCCGTCATAACCCTGTCCCATTGGTCACTAGCCTTCTTAGCTTCAGATAACTCTGTGTTAAGTCGGATAGCTTCTGCTGAGCTGTTCTCGTAGGCTTTCTCTAAATTGCTAATGTACTTGTTGTCCGCCTCATCAGCTAGGTTTTTGAACTTTCGTTCTACTGCTGGTTTTTTTTCATCTTCAGATTTCTCTTCCTCAGATTCGTCTTCATCGGATTCCTCCTCAGACTCTGATTCAGATTCGTCAGATTCATTTTCCCCAGAGTCGTCCTCTGCTGAGTCCTCTAAATCATCGTTATCCTTGTCTTTCTCGTAGTCTGGTTCGTCTTCGGCGGCAGCCGTTTCTACTATAGACTTGATTGAGTCCACGGATGTAATGTTTTTAGTATCCTCTGCTTCATCGGGCTTTGGCATAGTTTTGTCCTTCCTATCGCATCGTCGTTTTTGTTCGACTTAGCCGTTTTTATTCGGCTGGCGTGGTTAAGTTTATATGCTACCACTCGAGAGCCACTCGAGTAGTCACAATTAAACTTGCTCCTCGTCTTCTTTGTCTTCTACGCCCTTAGCAATACTCTCTAATAACTTAGTAGTATTGGCATTTTCGTAGCTCATACCTTTATGTAGCCACAAATCTTCCGAGGTGGACCCAGTGTTAATGAGCGATCCGCTTATTTGGAGTTCTCTAGCTGTTAAAATCTTCTTTTTCCAGACCCTAAAACCGGGACTTTCAACCATTGCAGCGATTGAAGCCTTTTCTCCCTCTGTTAAACGGATTATACCTAATTTTTCCTTGGCCATACCTTTATACTACTCTATAAAATACTGTTTATGCAACACCGTTCGTGACGTCACCGCCAACTACTGTACTACTGGGGGGTGCTGCGCTTGGTCCAGCAGGTCCGCCGGGCATACCTGCCGGTACTGCGTTGCCGCCACCACCTTGAGGTGGGCCGCCCATTGGGTCTTGCTCACCATTTGGGTCTGCATCCATAAGATCATTCATTGAACCAGTGGCAGGGTTCTTTTCGTGCTCACCTACTGCGTGTTGGATGACTACTTGCTGTACTTCTGGTGGTAATCCTTGGAAAGCAGCGCTTTCTATGAAGTTTAAGTGGACCTCGGTGTGGGCTTGAGTGGCTTGTGGGGTAGGTGGTAGCACAAAGAGCCTACCAGATTCGGCCATCCCGGCCATAATTTCATTTTCAGTCTGGGCTAGGGTCCTAAGTTCTTCATCAGTGAAGCCTTCAGCTTTCATCCAGTCCTTTGGATTCTCTTTAGCTAGCTGTATAAGTCGTTTAACAGTCTTATCACCTTGCAAATATTGGCCAGTAACCGGGTTATTAAGTAGTGGGATGATAACTTCTGACATCTTACCAAACTTAACTGAGTCTGGTTCAACCGCGTTATTGGTTGCATCAACTACAATGTCGTAATTACCCTCTAGATAGCGGGCAAAAGTAGCATCTAACTTAATAGTGCTAGATGTATCAGGGGTGTTAACCATTACTAGTTGAGCTTCTTCACCATTTTTAACGTCACCAGTGATCTTAAATTCGTGATCAGCAACTTTAATAGTCTTAAATACTTTTTTGGTCTTGACTTTATTATCCTGGATGATCTCTTCCATCCGGCCCTCTGGGTAAAAGAATTGGATGTTGGACCATTTTTTCCTACCGATAGATTTAAGGGTAGTCATATTCTGTAAGGTGTTAATAAGGTTGATACGCTTCTGGGCAGCTTCACTAATAATAGCTGATTCGGTAGCAGTACCACCGGCGGTTTGAGCTGGGCGGTCATCTAGGCCGTGAGCTCTGCGCTCTTCTACTAGAAGTGTGTCATCCATTCGGATAGATGATCCTGGCACATCACCATATTCAATAGGTACAATTGCCTGGCTAACCGGTAAACCATTGGTATTGACTTTTATCAAACCGTGTGGCCTTGGAGTCATCTCCTCTTCGTCTAAGTCATATAGATCATTCACTAAGAACATCTTAAATAGTTGCATCTTATTACGATCCAACGAGATGTTTCTACCTGATCGGCGCTCTTCTACTAGGGTATAAATGATTTGGGGGATGCCCAAACCGTAGAACTCGCCGGGAATAGGGTAGAAAGTCCACTTGTCAATAGGTAATTCCTTGTGCCTAGATGGTAATGGAGTGTCCCTAATGACTACATTGTTACAAAGAACACCGTAAGAATCAGTGATCTTATTATGATAGTGCAGAAGCTCTACGTCGTTGTCGGTCATATCGGAAGCTTTTTTAAAGAAGCCGGAGCTAGCTGATAAGGATCCCGCTGGTACAACCTTATCAGTGTTTATAAACTCTGGTTTGTTTAAGTAATCAGCTTTATAGTCTTCAAAATTCATTACCTCGCGGTAGATGCAGTCCCGGGCGTACTTATAATCATCAACAGAATCGTCAAAAAATACTGCCCAGTTATCTACCCATCTGGTGTAGACATCGTCATAGTCAACAATCTTACGTTTTTTGTACTCGAACTTGCCCTCTTCCCATTTAACTGGATCTTTAACGGTACGGGTTTCATAACGGTACTCTTCTATAGTGAAAGCATCGCCGCGGATAGCAGAACAGTTTTTGGCTTTATAGGTTTCCATATTGAAATCGGTCTTATCCATAGCTGATTGGAATATCTTATTAACATAAAATTCCTTGGTAGCATCAGAGGATTCTACACCTTCTAGGGTTGGTCGAGAGTTAAGTTGGATAGTCTCTTGCATATGAGTTTGCACCGCAGCAAATCCATCGGGTAAGACTACATCAGCTTGCCAATCATCACGGTCCTTTTCGGGGGCCCACATCTTATACATCTTATCACCTAGATCCCAGCGACGCTCAGCTTCTTTTCTTTGGTCGGAATCACGCATAGCCACAAAGCGGTCCCATATGATCCTACGGATTTCGCGCTCTTCTTTGCCGGCTGGTTTGTAATCAAACTTGTGTCCTTTGCCGGAAGTGGACTGAACAGCATTTTTGTTTTCTTTCTTGTTCCTATACTCTTCGCGGTTGTTTTGAATCATTTAATACCCTACCATTGGTGAGCGCGGTTTATTAAGTTTCCTAAAATATTCTTTCCGGCTCTCAGCTTTCTCCTTAGATAATACAACACCACGGGCAGGTTGAGCAACCTCCAAGAGCCCGGCAAAGCAATCGGAAACATCATCATACTTAGACTTTGGAAAACGTATTAACTCACCCTCCAGGATGTCTAGGTTTGGGCAGCCTTTAATATGATGCGCTCGGCCTAATTCATAGTAAGTTGCCAGGCCCATAATGCGCTCTTCTTTCTGGGCTCTAACGCCCCGAACCTCTTTAACTCGCAGTGGTCGCATCTGGCGGCGCTGTTCTTGGGCCAGAAAATATTGGATAGATTTCTGGGTGGCTACAGTTTCAAGCAGCCATTGGCGGGGTGCAAACATCTTATCAATTTCAAACATCTTTTTAACGATCTCGCCGTAGGTAGCTTTGTCGCGCCATATAAACTTGCAGTATATTTCACCACGAGAGTCCATACCGCCAATCACAATAGCAGCATAATCAGAACTTTCACCCTTCCAGGATGGATCTACCAGGCCGTACCAGTTGATGCTTTCCTTATTAACCTGGTCCAGAGTCATATAATTAAACATAGACTTCTTAAAAGTAGCGTTCTCGTTATCGACAGGGTTGTTCATATACTGACAGGAAAAGATATACGGCCCCTGTTTGCGGCGGAATTTATCGAGTTCCTTTTTACTTAGGCGGCCGGGGTAGAAAATTGCCCCATCGGTAGATTCGGCGGAGCGGGTAATAAAGTTAAAATCTTCCTGCTCCTCATCAATGATCATTTGGTATAAGTCATTGTAGTCCCAGCGGGTACCAACTACTACAGCGGGGTGGCCGGGTTCCAATAATGAATAAACCAAGCGGTAGTGTTCTTTGACCTGCTCGATCTGTTCGGCGTTTCTAGTGTTCTTCTCGGAGTGTAAGTCATCCATTATAACTAAATCATAGTGCATACCATTCTTTGTAACATCGATGCCGGCGCAGTCTACCGAAGGTTCCTTACGCTTCCTACTCCTATTAGCCAGAACTATAGTTTCAGTGGACCAGGTATCGGTCCCCTTTTGCACAGTAGTCTTCTTTTGGTCCGGATAAATACCATATATGGTATAAAAGATTTCCCTAAAGAACTCATCACTTTCATAGTGCCCTTTTATTTCAGTTAAGAAAGCTTTGCTCTTTGTAAAAGTTTCTGAGTCGATTAGAACGCGGTCATCACCATAGTTAAGCAACCACTGGATCGTAAAGCCAATCGTGATTATAGAGCTCTTTAGAGTGCCACGGGGCATCAAAGCTAGTAATGAAGTCAGATCATCCTGGAGCTTATCCGAAACTGAGTGCAATTCATCGATCTGCGGCTCGAACTGGTCCTCCCATTCCCAAAATTCAGCCTTCTGAGCTTCTGTTGGTAGCTGATCCTCCATTGGTATGCCGGGCTTCTCATCAACCCCAAAGTCAGACGGAAACTCATAAGTAAAAGCTTTACCTGGTTCCTTATAAAACAACAGCACCCGCAGGTTCCTACACAGCGGACCGTGTACTTTAGGATCCATTATCTCGCCATATCCCAAAACATACTTACATAAATAGAATAAATCAACCTTAGCGCGCTCTGCCACCATCTGCTTAGCAACTAGCTTAGCCTTTTCCGCTACCGAGTTCATATCCATACTGTAAGTATACCAAAAAGAGACGCATATAGCGTCCCTTTATAACCAAGGACGGGCTAGGAGGCCCGTTCCCTAACTATACTTCATTGGCGGGGGGCGGGGCAACTAATCAACTAATAATGCCAGCTTAGACGATGTGCAGTTTTAATACCAGCTTTATATGGTTCGTACCCTATTTTTTAGCGACCCCAGTTAAAGTGTCGATTTTGTATATAGGCTGGTACAAGTTCCTTAGTGCCAGCATAGTTAGGTCCCTAGAAATTTTTTTATATCAGGGGTGGCCATTCTTTACTTTTGGGGGGCGGGTCCCATCC